ATTCTATTACTCTTTATCATTCTTAACCCTCCTATACTAAAACAAGTGATACATTTTCAATTGCCAAGCTTGCCTTGTATCCACCGTTGAATGTTGATGAATCCGACAATGCCGTATTCACCAGTTCACAAAGCGTCATGCTGTGCGATTCTGCTACCGATGAACCTGCGTAGCCAATAAAATTAGATATATCGTACATATAATCAAGCGATTCCTGCGGTACTTGCCCTGCGGCATAAAACAACGTAGAGAATACAGGCAACTTCTGACCGTTCGTATATGTCAGCAAGGTACTTTTACGATTAAACACTAGCACACCTTTAGGCTTGTTTGATATATCGCAGAATATCTTGTATACACTGCTAGATACCTTTTCAAAGCCCGTAATAGGTATTTGCACATCACCGTATACAATAATACTCTCCGTAAGCATGCCAAGTGAAAACGGAGCTATAGCACGCTTAAAGTCAATGTAAAAGTAACTGTATATACCTTCATCATTCCAGAGGATAGGTTCGTACTGTGAGCCCGTTTTTATAAGCCCTTTTGTCGCCAGGCCACATATAAAGCCGTTTTGGAAATCTATATCGCTCATATCGCACCTCCATTCCACGTGACAGGCACAACCTCGCTTGCGTAGATATTTTCAAGCTGAGTTATTCTGCCTTGCACATCTTTAGTCCATCTGTAGCCGACTTGCGTTTCGCCGTATTTGGCAATGAAGCCGTTTGAATAAAAGTTTAATGCAGATAATACATCGTGACTTAAACTAATACCATTTTCACCAAGACGTAAATATACATCTGTACCATCAGCTTTTTTATAAGTAATAAGTAATCCTTCTGTATCCTTATGGATAAATGCTTTACCTCTATTGGGGTCAAGGGTACTGCCAATACCTTCACCAAGAATTATATATGGTTCATATGTTTCGCCAAAGCTCTCAAATGATATACTCAACTTTACAGTTTCATCATATTGGTATATCATTACAGGTAAATCATTAGGTTCATAAGTTGAAGCCATATGTGTATTATCAACCCAATACAAAGGTCTGCCCTTATCATCTGTTGCTTGCTCAGTTAACGGAACTCCACCTTCATCATACTTAACACTACCTGTACGAAATTCTATATGTTGCTCATATGCTTTAATATAGTTAACGTCACTAACGCTTTGCTGCTGTTTTTCAATATTTGTAGCAAAATCTTCATCATATCTTAGTTTATAATTATCTACTTTAATTGATGTATCAAGTTTATTTACCGTCAAATCAACAATATTACCTTTGTCTGCATATAATGTTTCGGTTATTACTGTATTAGATACAACAACATCTATATTAGCTTTTATAGCTTCTAGTACCTCTGCTGTAAGTGTGCCACCAAATGTACCATCTACGTCTATATCTATCGCTCTAGCTTTAATTCTACCGTCTAAATCGACATAGAAGTTTCTTTCAAGGCCATCCCCAAGATCGGAGTATATAGAAATACCTTCTGTAGCATTCATGATCGTTTTAGCTTTTTTATCTGAACGCTCAGCAACAAAACCATCTTCAGCACTTATGTGTACGCCATTGTAAATCTTATTCTTATGAACGGAGCTAGTTTCTATTTGCTTTATCTTGGTGGTTATTAATTCTATGTTATTTGCGATTTCGAGCTTTGTGTTTACTTCAAATATGGGATTATACTCCCTAGATAGTACCCTATTTTGAATGTCTAAACCTATAACAGGGTCTATCAGTTGTATAGTATCCCCAACGTCTATGATTTCAAGATCACGTAGCTCTTTTTCTATGTATTCATTACTGTTTTTTAACATGATAATATCAACAGAATAATAGGTCTTCAGGCCACCTCGATTATCTATTATTTTTCGAATACCTTTCAGATTTTTACCGAAGCGAGCCTGAAAACCATTATTTTTGCCAATACTAGTAAGAATGTTTATCGTAAACCCAAGATTAGTATAGTCAACTTCTCCCCCAAGCGTGTTGGCTAACTCGTAGATTAACGATTTCCTTGTAATCTCGGTATTAACCGTTATGGTTATTGGGTCCGTAAACTCGACTGTACCTACACTAAACTCCGTCCCGGCTAGAATGTTTGACAATATCTGAGTAGGTGTACCGGTGTATGTGTATGATGGGAAAAGATTCTCTTCACCGTCCTCCATCCTATAGTTTACATGTTCGCATTGAATCGAATATTTTACATCTGTTTCATGCTCCTGTTCTATATACTTGATGTCGAACGTCTGACCGTCAACTACTAAAACATTAGCAGGATCAAAATATTCACTTTTTAGCTCTTTTTCATAAGCCTCAAAGGCGAAGGTGAACTCGCCATTAACCACGCGCTTTATCGAGGCTGTTTCTTTTATAATATTATCTAAAACAGCTAAAACTTGTCCATTGCTATTATAAAGTTTTGGGTACAACGAATTCACCTCCTTATAAGTATGTATTTTTGTAATCAAATTCGATCGTTAGACTTGTAATAGTGCCACTTATTTCGAACTGGTTTGCTCCGGGAAGTAATTCCGGAAAATCACCATCAAAGTCTAATATTTTGTTAACCTTAGTAGTTCCACTTAGACTATAAACTACTTTGTTGTCGCAATCAATATATACTGTACCAGATAGATTATTAAAAGTTAACGAACCTTCTTTGATTATTCCTTCTGGCGTAGTATAGTTAAATCCTTGAATTGTTATGCTCGTTGCGTTACCCGTGAGATTTATGATAGGAAGTGCCTTATATGTTCCGGCGTTTACAACCTCGATTGTTCGTCCAGAATATACCTCGAACTTCCTATCATAACCTTCCCACGGAATGTCTAAGTATTCCCAAGGTATTTTTGCCTCGTCCCAAGTGAGACTATCATTATAAAAAGTCTGAATTTGATATGGTTTACATTCGAAAATAACTGTAAACTCATCCTTATATTGCCGGCTAAACATACTGGCCTCTATATCGTTTGTAACTTTAACTACTTGATATTCAACATCTTTCTCATAGTCAAATATCAACTTACCAGTACCAGATAACCATGCCGCTATTTGTCTAGCCTTTTTTCTTCTATCAATTATTTCATAACCCGGTATTGTGCCAGCAAGTTCGATTTCGATATTATCATAACCGTCCTCAAATATATATTCTCCATCTCTACCTTGAACGCCTAACTTTGTTTGACGTTTTGGAGGTATGATGGGTATTGATACGGTTCTAAAAGGAACACCGAACTCATCACTATGTCTCCCATTAAATATAATACCCATTCAATCACCCCCTGTTTCCTGCTAGTTGTAGTTGGTAGAGCTGACGAGCTATTCGCTTAATGTCGGCTTCTTCTCGAACAACCAAACTTCCAATTTTGAATTCGTTATGTATCCCCTGTTCACCCCCATTTTGATTGATTGGCGAGTAGTTTGATTTGAAAACTTCTTTATTTAGACTGCTGGCAATTGATGAAGCTTTATCACTTGATCCCGATACGCTTATACCTTGAGTCTTGCTAAATAGAGCATTTAATCTACCCGTTCCTTTTTCTACATCTGATAAGTCGAGCACCGGTCTAATAGTTGGTTGAATATCAATGTCGCTATTAATAATGTCAGTAATCTTGGAAATAGCATTGCTCAATCCATTCTTGACCGCATCGGCAATTCCAGAACCTGCATCGTAAGATTTTGATTCGTAATCGTTAAGAGCATTGACAAAACCCAACCCGAAAAAGCTACCGATTCCGTAACCAACCTTAGAAGGGGATTTAATATCAAGCTCTCTCTGTACTGCTCTCGCCGCTGCGGCTGCCATAGCCCGAGCTCTTGCTTCAGCTAGATAAGTATTCGCTGTGATTCCATATGCAAATCCTTCGACAAGATACTTACCGGTATTATAGAAATCGTTGTATTTGTTTTTGATTACTGTTAGTGTTCTGCTAACGATTTGTATAAAAGTGTTTGATATAGATGAACTTTTTGCCTTAATGCCATCGATAAATTGTATCATCACAGCTTGACCAGTGCTTTTGAATTCGTAATACTTGTTCTTGATTGCTGTTAAACAACCTCTAATAATATTGGTCAACGTAGTCCTAAAATTTGAATCCTGAGACTTTACACCATCAACGAATTGAATCATAAGGATGCGGCCGGCCGTAGAAAACTCTGTTTCCAATTCATTTTTTTTAGAGTTCGCAGCATTGATGACTGTTGTCAACATTGTCGAAACAGCTGTTGTTACTCTCGAATTAGCATTCGTAAAGGCATTAATAAAACTATCAATACCCGCATCCCCCAAAGAGGTAAGATTTTTGCTAAACGTGGCCATTCCGCTCGTGTCAACGTTCTTTATACCTTTTGCCAGATCGACTAGACTTTTGAACTCTTGAACAACTCCAGAAAGCTGAGCCGTATTAACAGCGCTTACACTTGCATAGTAAGAAGCGAAAGATTGTCCGAAGGATACTAATTGCGTTCCAAAGGTGGCAATATCGTTATCGCCAGTGAACCAGCTTACAATTCCACCCGTTTTCGGAAGATTGTTTGACAACTCTACCAGAGCTTTAGCGGCATTAGCCGACTTAACAACAACATTGCCGTTCAATCCGGTTATAGCCATAGAATAGTCCTTCATAGCTCTTCCGAAAGGAACGAGTTGTTCGCCAAATGTAACTAAATCATTATCACCGGTGAACCAACTTACTACGCCGCCCGTATTAGGTACGGTATCAGCCAGTTCCATAAGAGCTTGACCAGCGGTAACCGAATTTTGAATAACATCCGCCCTTAATCCTGTCACGGCAAAGGAGAAATCTTTCATAGCCTTACCGAATGGAATAAGCTGTTTACCGAACGCTTCAATGTCGTTTTCGCCGGCAAAGAATCCTACTACGCCTCCGCTGTTAGGTACGGTATCGGCCATTTCAGCAAGTGCTTTACCTGCTGTGGCAGCTTCAGTTACAACCCTAGCATTCAATCCGGTAACTTCATCAGCGAATGCTTTCATTGCTCTTCCGAAAGGAACGAGCTGTTCGCCAAAAACCTCCATGTCATTTTCGCCAGCAAAAAACCCAAGCACGCCGCCAGTATTCGGGAGCGTATCCGCCATTTCGGCCAATGTTTTTCCGGCAATAGCCGCATTTGATACTGTTTCGGCTTCAATTCCGCTTACTTCCTCCGAAAATGCTTTCATTGCTCTTCCGAAAGGAACAAGTTCATCGGCAAACCTGGACAAAGAATTTCCTCCGGTAAACCATGAAGTTAAACCGTCCAAAATATTTGCGGCTGTAAGTATCAGAATCACTTCGGCCAAAGCTTTTACACCATCCATAGTGGAAGCATCGATTTTTCTTGC